GCCGCGAGATCATCCTCGTTCAGACCTCGGTCACGAGCGTCGCGCCGCAGGCCAACCAGGGGCAGCCGCAGCAAAGCGCGCCGGTCATCAACAACGGCACCCAGAACCCAGCGCTCGTTGCTCCCGGCAATGTACCGCCGTCGTACCTGCAGCAGGGCGCCGGCGGTATCTCAAAATTTCTTGGTTTGTAACTATGACGACCTACTACGAGATCCCCCTCTCCGGGTCGCCGCAGACCTTCAAGAGCACGATCGGCGGCGTCACCTACGCGCTGACCTTCCTCTACCGCAACGTGCCGGGCGGTGGCTGGACGCTGGACGTTCAGGACGTCAACGGGAACAACCTGGTCGGTGGGGTCCCGCTCGTGACCGGCGCCGACCTCCTCGCCCAGTATCCCGACCTCGGCTTCCCGTTCAAGCTGGCCGTGGTGAGCGACGGCGACCCCGACGCGGTGCCGACCTTCACCGGGCTCGGTAGCACGTCGCACCTCTATGTCGTGTCACCGGACTAGTTACTAAAGCACGACGCCCGATGATCACGCTGTCCTCCACACCCGAACCCCGTCTAACCCGTCTTCGGTTCGCGCTCTCGTAGTAAACTTCCAGGTAGAGAACTGAACTCCGGCGGTTCGCATACTTTGAATTATGCCGGCCATCTTGAGAGGTGGCACACCAGCCGCGAAGAAGCTCTCACCAACGCGTAGTTCGCGAAGAGTAGTTCTTTCCTTCGACCAGGTATGACCACCACATGGCACCTTGATGCCGCGGTCTATCCGGTAAGTATAAGGATCACGCGTAGATACTTCCGGCGTAAGGACGGGCGCCGGTAGTGGATCTGGGCTTGGGATGGGCTCGGAGCTTGGGACGGACTCGGGGCGCTGGACGGGGGACTTTTTGAGATTGTCGCGTGACTCGATGTAGGCCAGTACCTCCGATAGTTTCCAAGCAACGCGGCCCGGTCCAAGATGGATTCGTTTCGGGAACCCGGCCTGTTTCTTTTCGAGACGGTAGATAGATACCTTCGTGTACGGGATCAGCTGTTGTAGCTCCGATAGGCGAAGCAAGCGCTCTTCGACGGCCATTGTGGTTCTCCATGTTATCGTAACCAAAGATATTTTACCCGATCTCGGCGCCGATGTAAACTACAAAGTTAGGTAACGCCTAGATGGCCACGCAGTACCTCCGCCGCTGCTCCCTGGTCGTTGCCAACACGGCCGGCAACGGAGTCGACCTCTCGACGCTCCGCATCCGGTTCAACGTGGTAAGGCTCGACGCCAAGACCCCGAACACCTGCGACATCCGGGTCTACAACCTGTCGGACGCTACCGGCAACCAGCTCGAGCAGCTCGAGTACACCCGGGTCATCCTTCAGGCTGGCTACCAGGACCCGTCGGACTACGGCGTCATCTTCGACGGGACGATCAAGCAGGCCTGGCGCGGGCGCGAGTCGGAGGTTGACACCTACGTCGATATCTTCGCGGCCGAAGGCGATCTCTTCTACAACTTCGGGGTGATCAATCAGACGCTGGCCGCCGGCTACCAGCAGCAGGACGTCTACAACGCCATCGACAAGGTGGCTAAGACCTACGGCCTAACGCCGGGCGCGACCCCGACCTTCGCGGGGACCGCGATGCCGCGGGGGCGCGTTCTCTACGGGCAGGCGCGCGACCAGCTCGACGTGCTCGCGCGGAACGCCGCCTGCACCTGGGGCGTCAACGGCACCAACCTAGATCTGATCCCCCATGACAGCTACGTGCCGCCAAGCACCGCCAGCGCGGTCGTACTTAACAGCGCGACTGGACTGCTCGGGATGCCCCGCCAGACCCTCGGCGGCATCGAGCTGACCTGCCTTCTGAACCCCAACATCAAGATCGGTGGGGCGATCCAGATCAATAACAAGGACATCATTCACGCCGCCCCGAACCCGCAGTTTGGGTTCAACAACCCGCAGGTGCCGCTCCTGAACATGATCCGGATCACCGAGGACGGCTTCTACCGCGTGCTGTTGGCAAACCAGCACGGCGATACCCGAGGCAACGACTGGTACACCGAGATCACCTGCATCGCGATCAACGACCCATCGCCGCCGGGGTTCAACGTCAAGTTCTTCGGGCAGGCAGGAGCCTAGGGATGGACGCCCGCGAGCGGATCAACGATCAGAACGAAGCGCTTTCGCTGGCGCTGGACGGCCTGGCCGCGCGCATGTGGACGTCGCTTCCCGGCATCGTGCAGTCCTGGAACGCCGCCGCGAACACCGTCGCGGTCCAACCCGCCATCCAGGGCTGGGTCCGCGCGCAGGACGGGACGACGAGCTTCGTCAACCTGCCGGTGGTCCCCGACGTGCCGGTCCTGTTCGCCCGCGGCGGCGGCTACACGCTGACCTTCCCCATCAAGGCAGGCGACGAGTGCGTGCTTTTCTTCGCGTCGCGCTGCATCGACGCATGGTGGCAGCTCGGCGGGGTCCAGAAGCCGCTCGATAGCCGGCGGCACGACCTTAGCGACGCCTTCGCCCTCGTCGGGCCGATGTCGCAGGTGAAGAAGATCTCCAACATCAGCGCCACGACGACCCAGCTCCGAAGCGACGACGGCACGAGGTTCTTCGAGCTCGACACCCCCAACGACCGCGCCCGGATCGTGCTGCCAAACGTGTCGGCGGTCTTCGACGACGCCAACAACCAGATCACCTTAACCGCGCAGAAGGTAGTCATCGATGCCGCGACGTCGGTGACCGTCACCGCGCCGGCCGTGGCGATCAACCCGTGAGCAATCTCGCGGTTAATAAGCTGGCGGGGGAGATTAACCAGTGAGCGGTCAGCCCGTCGCGCGCGTCGGCGACCCGGGCTCGCACGGCGGAGTAATCGCCTCCGGGTCTCCCTCGTTCTCGGCCGACGGCATCCCGGTAGCCCGCGTCGGCGACCCCTATGACTGCGCCCGGCACGGCGTTCAGCCGATGGTCGGCGGCTCCGCCGTCCTTACGGCGGAGGGGAAGGGGGTTTGTCGAGTCGGCGACGCGGCGGCCTGCGGCGCGGTCATCACGGCGGGGTCCCCTACGACTACCAGCGGCTAGGAGCGTACGACCTTGAGATACCGCCGCTTAGACGCCAATGGCGACTACGTGTTCGGGGGCGATCAGGCCTCCTTCTACATCGACCAGCCCGAGGCGCCCGCGCAGGCGATCGGCACCCGGCTGAAGCTTCTCCTCGGGGAGTGGTGGCTAGACGTCACGGACGGAACCCCCTGGCTGACGCAGGTCCTCGGCAACCGGACCCGGGCGACCCGGGACGTGGTGTTGAAGGCTCGCATCCTCGGTACCCAGGGCGTGACCGGGCCGATCACCAACTTTAGCAGCTCCTTCGACCCGGCGACTCGGGCTTACAGCTTCTCGGCTACCGTCGGTACCGTCTACGGCCCGGTTCAAATCTCGGGGTAAAGCATGTCCGGCAGCACCTACGCGCCCACCCCCATCGCCCCGTACGTCGACGCGACCGGCGTTCACACCGCCACGTTCGAGAACGTCCTTAGCTACTTCCAGGGGCAGGTGCAGGCGATCTACGGCGCCGACGTCTACCTCGAGAACGACTCGCAGGACGGGCAGTTCATCGGGGTGTTCGCGTCCGCCTACATGGATTGCAGCGCCGCGGCGGTTGCCGCCTACAACAGCTTCTCGCCGGCGACCGCGCAGGGCACGGGGCTGTCGTCGGTCGTCAAGATCAACGGGCTTCAGCGCGAGATCTCGTCGGCCAGCACGGTTGACGTTACGATCGGCGGAACGGCGGGCGTTCAGATCTACAACGGGCTTGTCGGCGACGCCAATAACTACCAGTGGGCGCTCCCCACCTACGTGGTGATTCCACCCTCGGGCTCGGTCATCGTCACCGCGGCCTGCACTACCCCCGGCGCCATCACGGCCGGCCCGGGCACCGTTACCAAGATCTTAACCCCGACCCAGAACTGGCAGACCGTCACCAACGCCTCCGCCGCGACCCCCGGCGCGCCGGTAGAGGACGACGCCCAGCTTCGGCAGCGGCAGTCGGTCTCGACCTCGCTCCCCGCGCAGTCCCCCCTGTCGGCGCTCGTGGGCGCGCTCCTGAACCTGCCGGGCGTCCAGCGTCTTCAGCCCTACGAGAACGACACCTGGGTAACGGACGGGAACGGGGTGCCCCCGAAGTCGCTGGCGCTGGTCATCCAGGGCGGCGACGCGACGGCCATCGCTACCACCATCGCCGCGAAGAAGACCATTGGCAGCGGTACCTACGGCACGACCTCCGTTACGGTCTACGACGCGCTCGGGATGCCGTTGACTATCAGCTTCTTCGTGCTTGCGCTGCTGCGGGTCGTAGTCAACGTCTCGATCACGCCGAAGGCTGGCTACGTCGCGACGACCGGCACTGCGATCCAGAGCGCGCTTGCTGCTTTTGTTTCGGGGTTGGCGATCGGCGCGAACGTCGAGTGGTTTGCCGTCAGCGGCCCCGCGAAGCTTAGCGGCGACGCCGCGACCGGCGCTACGGGGCTGACGCAGGCCCAGCTCGACGCGCTCGCCGCTACCTACTCGATCACGGCGCTAACTACTTGCTTCTACGGCGGTACACCTGGTACGGCGGACCTAACGGTGCCGTTCAACCAGGCCGCGGCGCTGGCGGTGAGCGACGTCAACGTAACCGTGCCGGTGTAAGCCGGTGCTCAGCGTGATCGTCACCTTTACCGGTAGCGCGCGATGACAACCACCGTTACCATCACGGCCTCCGGCGCGGGAAGCGCCACCGTTCCGGCGAACGTCTACGAGATGACGTTCACGGTCTGGGGCGCCGGCGCCGGCGGCGACGGGGTAGGCTCCGGCGGCCCCAACGGCACCGGCGACGGCGGCGGCGGGTCCGGTGGCGGGTGCTCGGTTACCACGCTTCTCGTCATACCGGGTCGGACCTTCTACTGGTCGGTGGGCGAGGCCGGCGGCGGGTTCACCGGCGAGGCGGGCCCCGGCGGAGCGACCTGGGTCAACACCGTTACCAACGCCGCGCCGACGGGTCTTTCGCAGGGCTGCTACGCCAGCCCGGGCTCCGTTGAAGGTGGTGCACCTGGCACCGGCACCTACGGTAACGTAGCGAACTACACCGGAGGCGCCGGGAACGCCGTCCAGCCCGGCGGCGGTGGCGGCGGCGCGGGTAGCGGCGGCAACGGTCAGAACGCCGTTGGGATGAACTACGGCTCCGGCGGCACGCCGGACGGCGGCAACGGTGGCCAGGGCTCGACCACGGCCAACGGCGGCAACGCCGTCCAGCCCGGCGGCGGTGGCGGCGGCACGAGCGCCGTTGGGGCCAGCGGCGGCGGCGGCGGTGGGGGGATGTTTGCCTACAGCTACGCGGTGGAGTGGCCCGCTACCGCGGCGCTCGCGGCCGGGGCGACCTTCGCGGCGAGCGCCTTCCCCGCGCAGTTTGGGTCGGCAACGCTCGCGGCCTCGGCAGCGGTAGCCCCGGCGGCGCGCCACACCCCGGTCGGGGTCGCC